GCCCGGCGCCGGTGAGCACCTGGAACTCGAGCGGCTGGTGCGTGACGTCGAGCTCGCCCGGCCACGGAACGAAGTCGCCCTGCGGCTGCGCCCAAAAGAGGTCAGTGTCGGCCGACCAGAACTGCGCCGCGTCGTCGCTGCCCCAGTAGAGCGAGGCCTCGACCACCCGATAGTTGATGCTCCAGTTGTCGCCGGCGACCGCGGCGCTGAGCGTGAGGCGGGCCGGGACTTGGTCGACCGGCGGGACGAACGGCGTTCGCCACTCCATGGCGAGGTACTGCACCGTCCAGAAAACCACCGTTGAGTCGGGGTTCCAGAACGGCACCGCGTCGCTCGCGGCCCACATGCGCGCCCCGTTGTCGCCGGCCTTGAGCGCGCCCGAGATGACCGAGCCGTTGGTGATGGTGCCCGGGAATCCGGCGGCGGCGAGGTCGGTGGTGAGCACCAGGTTGTCGACGACGGGGCGGCCGAGGCCGGTGATCAGCACCGCCGCGTTGACGCTCTCATTCTCGGCGACGTCGACCGCCTTGATCATGAGGGTCGCGTTGCCGACCGGCGGCAGGCCGGCGACGCTGAACTGGCGGGCGAGCTGCAGGCGCTCGACGATGGGCGCGTCGGACCATTTGGCGAGCGTGCCCGCGCGGAGCTTGATCCTGTATCCCGCGAGGTCGCGCGGCGGGCTCACCAGGTCCCAACGGAGCCAGTCGCCCTCGAGGCGGAGATTGGAGACGTCGGGCGGCGGCGTCGTCTTGCCGACCACGGTATGGCTCGGCAGCACCGTCCAGTCGCTGGCGACGCTGCCGGCCGAGATCGCCCGCAGCCGGACGTCGTAGGCGACCTGGTCGTCGACCGGCAGCACGGAGATCTCTCCGGCGCTGGCCGCCACCGGCGCCAGGTGCGTCCAGGCGCCGCCCGCGTCGGTCCGGCGGTACTGCGCCTCGATCCAGGCGGCCGCCACGGTGCTGGCCGATTGCGCGCCCAGGCTGACCAGGATGCGCGACAGCAGCGAGCCATCGGGCATCTGCACCAGCACGGCCTCGTCGCTCCGGACCGAGATGACCACCGGCTTGGGCGGCGCCTGCAGCGCGATCGGCACCGGCCTGGTGATCCGCGGGTTGTAGGCGGGGATCGCCCCTGAGTCCGCGGTCGCGACGGCCGGCGCGGCGTCGACGAGCGTGATCCGCGCCCCGAGGTCGCGCTCCGGCTGGATCCGATAGACCAGCAGGTCGACCGACTCGAGGGCGGTCTGGCCGAACATGACGAGGTCGCCCGCGGCCGGGATCGAGCCGCCGGTGAGCGACGCCGCGAGCGTGAGGGTGGCGCTCTCGCCGGCGACGGTCTGCAGCGCGACCACCTGGCTCGTCCCGTCCTGGCGGCGGATCCGGAGCGAGTAGCTCTGGCCGGCCTGCATGACCACCCGCTCGTCGAGCACGATGGCGATCGCCGCGCCGCCGCCGTCGAGCGTCACCGCCTTGATCCGCCCCCAGCCCGAGCCCCATAGCGGCACGTCGTGGCTGACGCGCACCAGGTCGCCGCGCTTGCAGACGATGTGCTCGATGTCGGTGGTGAGCGAGTAGGTCTCGGGCCGGAGCCGCGCGACCGCGATGTGATAGCGCCCCTCCTTGTGCGCCTGTGCCTCGCTGGTGACGCCGAACAGGGTGAGGGTCTCGAACTTGGTGGCGTTGGCTGCGGTGTAGCCGTCGTCGTAGACGGTGATCTCGTCCTGCTGCCAGCCGGCGTCCTGGTTGACGAACTGCACCCGGAGCGCGTGCGGCAGGTCGATGAAGTTGCGCGACCCCTGGAAGTCCCGCGAGTTGCGCGGGGTGAAGTGCTGCACCGGGACCGTCTGCGGCTTGTCCTGCACCACCGAGAACTTGCCGTCGACCATGGCATAGGCCGCGCGCGACGAGGCCGCGATATCCCGCAGCAGGTCGAACACTGTGGTGCTGTAGTCGATCACCGCGTCGAAGTTGCGGCCCGCAGCCGCGTTGTCGGCCGCCCAGGCGACGAAGGCCGGCAGGTCGAGGCGGCTGTCGGCGATCGGCCGATGGTTCGCCGCACCCCGGAGGACCTCGAGATAGGCCCAGGCGGCATTCCGGGTCGCGGTCGAAACCCAGCTCGAGCCGTTCCAGACGGGCAGGATCGACGTGGCGACGCACGAGAAGGTGTCGACCACGCCGTTGAGCTGCTCGCTGGCACGGATCTTGACCGCGACCAGCGCCAGGCCGGTGAGGTTGATCGGGTGAACGTTGCGGATGCTGCGCAGCGTCGACCAGATGGAGTGGTCGAGCGTGCGGTCGGGGTGCGCCGGCGCGACCGACGTCCGGGTGACGCGGACGTCGTAGCGGCCTCGGCTGACGGACCAGGCGAGCCCACGCCGCACCGGCGAGGTCGAGTTGTCGGTGATGACCCAGGTGTTGGCGCCGGGCGCGTAGGACCACAATCCGCTGCCTGCCGGCGCGTACTCGACGGTGAACTCGACCGTCTTGGGCGAGCGCTTGCCGGGCGGGTCATTTTCGAAAAACGCCAGCCCGGTGTCGAAGGTGAGGTCGACGGAGATCTGGTCGACGTCGTCCTGGGTCGTGCGCGTCGCGGTGTCGCCCGGCGCCTTGAACCCGGCCCCGGGCTGCTCCTCGAAGACGTCGTTGGTGTAGAGGGTGAGCTGCGCGTCGTTGGGATAGCCCTGGCGGACCTCGTACTGCACGTCCTCGAAATCGCCGAGCGGCGTCTCGCCGATCTTGAGGTCGGTGATCTGCAGCGGCCCGTAGCCGATGCAGAACACCAAGTGCAGATACTGGTCGCTGCCGAGGATCTCGGTATAGGGCAGCGCCGCATAGGGCGGGGTGATCTTGTGCTGCCCGAACAGGCGCGGCACCGGGCTGTATCGGCTGACCTGGTTGCGTGCCCCGGCGATCGAGTAGGTCGGGCTCGAGGCGCGGCCGAGCTGCTGCTGCGGCGGCTTCGGCGGCGGGATGATCGCCTTGAGGACCAGGTTGCCGATGAAGCCGATCACGCCCGTCGCGAGCGCGCCGCCGATCTTCAGCGCGTTGCCGGCGAGCCCGATCGCGCCGGCGAGCGCCGGGCCGGCCCAGGCGGCGAAGGCCGTCACCGCCAGCGTCAGGATGATGCCGAGGATCGACTTGCCGCCGCCGCCGCGGCCGGGCACCGCCCGCAGGGTGACGGTGATCCCCGGCTTCGGCCGGACGCGGCTCCAGACCTCGCGCGGGATATAGACCGGGTCGGCCTCGATGCCGGGGTCGCTGAGCCAGACATGGATCCGGTCGCGAACGGCGTTCGCCTCGGCCGCATCGAGGATCTCGGCGATGGTGAGGCCCGGCAGCAGCTCGAGGGTGCGGCGCTCGGCGGAGAACGGCCGCGGGCAGGCGATGACATGCACCATGCCAGGGTCGGGCCGCAGCAGCGCCGGCGGCGGGAAGGATCCGTCAGGCATCGGCCAGCCCCCAGCGGTAGAAGGCGACCACCCGCCGGCGCCAGCGCTCGCCGCGATAGTCCTCGATCGCCGCGTCGATGCCGCGGTCGACATGGAGCATGCGGCCGGGCGCCAGCACCACGCCCATGTGCATGGGATGGCCGAAGGTGCGCAGCAGGATGCCGTCGAGCTCGCGCTCCTCGCCGGCCGGGACCGCGCGCCAGCCGTCGATCGCCAGGCCGCCGCGCACCAGGCGGGCGATCGCCTCGGCATCGGCCCGGCCGACGCCGTCATGGCCGGCCAGGTAGGAGGGCAGCGCGACGCCGAGGCGCTCGGCATAGACCAGGCGCACCAGGCCCCAGCAATCGACGCCGGCGCGGCTCCGGCCGTGCTCGAGGAAGGGCAGGCCGACATAGCCGGCCGCCCAGGCGGGAAGCGCCTCCATCAGAACAGCCCCGGGAACTTGGCCGGGGTGAACGCGTCGCCGGGATAGGGCTCGGCGAGCACGTCCTCGGCAGCCAGGTCGCCGGTGATGGTGAGCGCGTCATAGTCGACGCCGGTCAGGGTCATCACGTAGGGACCGGCCTCGACGGTGTCCGGCGTGGCGGCGAGCACGACCTCGAGGGTGACGCCCGGCGGCGTCGACAGGGTCCGCAGCGAGGCGACGATATCCCGGTCGATGTTGTCGATGGTGAGCCGTAGCCGCGGCGGCTGGTCGGGATCCGCCGGCGGCAGCTCCATGTCGAAGGGATATCCCACGAACAGGTTGCCCCGGCTGGTGATGTTCTGCGAGTTGTGGACCACCCGGATCGGCGTCGTCAGCGAGGCATGGGT